CGTGTTGGTGGCACAGTCCAACTCAAGGACGCTGCCAAGTCCCGTGGTCGGGTTGGCGATCCACAGCGCTGTGCCGGTGCTGATCTGCGACGAGGTGAAAGCCCCGACGCCGCCTTGGCCGCGTTCGACGTGGAAGAAGCCAGTCATCGGATCGACCGTCCCAACGGAACGATCAATCCCACGCCACAGCTTCGAGGTGAGGCCAGGGTCGGCGGTCTGGCTCGTCAAAAAGCCAGGGCCGATTGGGTTAACAATATCTGCCATTATTGGGTTTCCTTAAAACAGGATGCTGTCAGTGAGGAACGTCAGCCAGCGTTAGGTCGTGGCCTTGTGCATGACGAAGTTCGTGCGGGGATTGACGCACGCGAAGTTGTAGATCGAGTCCATCCACACAACGACGAGGTTGTGGGGATTGCTCATCTCGACCGTCTTCTTCTTCATGAACCACGGTCCGCGCTTCTTGGCGTGCCACGAATTCAGGTCCAAGCCGTAGATCGGCTCGGCGCTGTCGTAGGCCGGGCTCGTCGAATCGTCGAGCATCGAGTCCCACGTCCAGCTAATGCCACGGAACGTGACCGTGTTCTCCGAACGGTACTTGCCCATTTCGGTGCCCACGTTGTCGTTGGCGCCGAACAGCAAGTCTTGGTAGGTCATCCAAGGCGTGTAGTGGCTGAGCAGCAAGTAGCGACGCTCGGTGCTCGCTTCGCCCTTGTTGCTGTACGGAGCCTTGAAGTTGCTCTTGTTCACAGCATCAGCCAGCTTCCGCAGACCGTCGCTGTTGTTGAGCGTGCCGTAAACAGCCGTGCCGTTCTTCAGCTTCGCATAGGTCGCGCTCGTGCGATCCAGACCAGCAACGCCGCTGTATCCGGTCGGGTTTGAGCCATTGAACGCGAAGTCCTGAGCAGCGGTCGACGTGCTCTTCACCACCCAGTACGGCAGGCCCCAAGGCTTGGCGTTGGTGGAGTTCGGGTAGGTCGGCAGCGTCAGGAACCACTCGTTGTTCTTCTTCGCAAAGCCGTCCATCATGTCGGCGGCTTGCATGTCGAGGTGCTTCAGAATCTGCGACGGGTCGCTGCCGTTGATGCCCGACTCACGCTCGTCGTAAGCGTAGTGGGTCTTTTGCAGCGTGTACTCGACCGTGCCCTTCGCAGACAGGTTGATGCGATTGATCGAATCGGTGTCGTACAGTTCGGTCGCAACCGTGTTGTCCGACTCATCGACCTTGAAGTTGTGGGTGAACGACGGCGCATCGGGGCCGCCCTCCATTCGCTTGTTGAAGAACTCCGAGACGACGAAGTAGTTGTTGTGCGAACGCGAAGCGTCCACCCAGATGTCGGGCGTGAACGACTCAGCGTGAGTATTCACGATGTCGCGAATGGTCGCGTTAGTAGCCATTGATTACTCCTATTGCAGAGCCGCCACTTCCATCGCAAAGCGTTCCTCGCGGCTGATCGTTGGCGCGGGAGCCGGTCGGCTCGGCGCACCACCCAGTCGCGACTTGGCTTGCTTCAGGATTGAGGCAGGCGGCGTCGGCGGTTGTGGTGACGGGGCCTTCCCGTTCTTCATGGCGATTGCTTGAATCGCCAACTCAGGCGGGTAGCCCAACTGATTCGTGAGAGCTGCGTACTCGGCGTAGGCGGCATTGCGCTTCTGCCATTCCGGCGACTTGCCGGCGACGATCTTGTCAGACTTCCCGAACGCCGCGATCTCGGCTTTGTCGAGCAGTTCATCGAACTGCTTCTGCATCGCCTCCTCGCGGGCAGTCGTCTCTCGCTCCTCGCGGGACAGAGCCCACTGAGCGATGGCTTGCAAGTTCTCTTCACGCTGCTTGTCCTTCTCCTTGAAGTGGGAGAAGATGCGTTCGATCTGCTTGCGGTACGGGTCGTCTTCCGGCACGTCGTCATCAGGCCACTCAAGGGCGAACACCGAATCCTGCTCTTGGAGAGGCTCGGGAACCCCAGCGTCCTGGAATCGCTTGGCCATCTGCATCAAGAGCAACAGTTCGCTGTCGCTTGTCGCCTTCTCCACCACATCGGGAGGCAAGACGGCTTGAGCGGCGGCGAGCACTTGGTGCGTCGGCCCTTCGCTGACCGGGGGTTCCGGTTCAGCGGCAACTTCCTCCTGCGGGGATGGTTCATCCGCTGGAGGTTGTTCGGTTGTCGCTGGCTTCTCATCGCCTTGCTCTAGTTCGCTGATGACAGCGGCAAAGCGGTCTTCACGCGACTCCTCCACAGGAGCCTCGGAGACGGGAGATTCAACGACTTCTGGTTCAGTGGTTTCTTCGGACACGATCACTACTCCGGGGTTGCGTCGCCGAAACAAGCGTCGCGATCCAAAATGCCGCGATTCCGCATCTCTGCGGCGCGGCCAGCGCGGCTATCGGCTTCGTAGAACGTCTGGCCGTTTTCAACGAAATAGCGGCCATGAACGGCTTTTTTGTTGTATTCTTCGAGTTGGCTAGGATGAGTAGGAGCCATGCCCACGCTGCGCCACGGGCGCTTCGAGCAAATAGCCGAACTGCTCGGCAATGCTTTCTTGGGGGCAGTCAACTCCACCATCTTTCCATTGCGATAGGCGTAGATGCGTCTCATGCAGCCTCTCCCGGCGGGCTCATCATCGCCGCCTGCTGTTGGCCAGGATTACCACCGCCGCCTCCGCCCACGCTCCGGTGGACGTACTCTTTCTGGGCTTGGTGATTACCGCCCGTTTGCCCCATGTCTTGCGGCGGGTTGTTGCTCGAAAGCAACTCCATGTACTCGGGCATGTTCTCGTACTTGGCGAGCTTCGTGAGGTACGCCATCGCATCGGGCATCTGGCCCTGCGCGGCGAAGATGGGAGCGCCCGCCACGATCTCTTGGAACACGGCACGGATGCGACCAGCCCGCTGCTCGGGCGACTGGTATCGCATCGAGTAGGGGTCGATCTGCACATCGAAGTCGTCGAAGTTGCCCAGCCGTGCCTGAGGTTCAAGTGAACCGAGCCAACTGTCATCGACCGTGATGTCTGTGCCGGGGATCGTGTAGCTGCCGGGGATGGCGGTGACTTGATCGTGCCACAGAAGTCGTGCGATCTCTCGCATGATCTTCTCGACTGCCATCCCGAATCGGGCCTGGAAGAACCCTTTGATGGTCCCTACCGCAGCGCCGATCATCTGCTCTTGGCCGAGCGTGTCGGCTTGCTGGCCTTGGCCTAGCTGGGCTTCGAGGTTCCCGCCAGCCACCTTGAATTGGTCGATGGCATTGAGCGTGAAGCTGAAGAGGTTTTGGTCGGGTCCGCCGAAGCGCATCGGCAGGACGGCATTGACGCTGTTGACCGGGATGAACTCGCCGTTGAGCGCCTTGCGAATCTTCTCCCCGTCGTCCTCGTTGCCGGTCTGGACGAGGTTGATTTCCTTTTGCAGCTTGCCCTGTTCTTCGAGCTTCTTGTAGTTCGAGTTGACCAGTTCGTGCAAAAGTTTCAGTGCCAACCCCGGCGCGCTCGGGTAGCAGTTGTCGGGGACCGGGCCTAGGTTGAGATAGTGGTAAGGCCCCGACTCAGCGCCCTCCCACTGCAACTCCGCGATAGGCGCTGGGTAGGTGAAGCCAAACGCGCTATCGACGGGGAAGGTATAAATCATCCCGTCTTTGGGCAGGAATACGTCAGCGAGCCAGAGGTAGTCTTCGGCGTCCTCAGCGTTGTCATCCGACCCGCTGATCGAAGCCGAACCCTCTGATTTAGCCTTGAAGAACTCAGGCCCCTTGGCCTTCAGTGCTTCGCGCACTTTCTTGTCGAACCGAACGTCATCGACCACATCCTTGAAGCGGACGCGGTAACGGTCGGCGGCGAACGAGATAGCCCGCATCTCCGTGGCACTGGAGTCCCAGACGAAGTTATCCATCGAGACGTTCAGGCACGCGGGATAACCTGGATCCATCCACTCATCGGCTTCCATGATGACGGCAGCCGAATCGCTCATGCAGACCTTGGCGACAGCCAGGCCGAAGAAGGCATTGCGAGCGAAGTCCTCAAGCGTCTCTTGCAGGTGCATCCGCGATGAATAGCGGTCGACGGCTCGCCCCATGTGTTCGGCGAAGCCGCGTAAGCGCACGTCGTGAGTCGTCACCAAGCAACGCGGATTATTCGCGGCGAGGGTGATCGTTTGCGCTTCGACTGCCTGCCGCAAGAGATTGATGATCTCTTTACGGTGCTTGTTCCCAGGGTAGAGACTGCCGGCATACGCCCGCAGAATCTTTTCGCGAGACTTACGATGCGGTTCAATCGCCTTGAAGTGCTGCCGCACCGCCGTCTCTAGGCGGCGAAATTCCAAGCTAAGAGAGCTTTCAGAAGGAATCGCGCAGAATCACTTGCCGATTCAGCAACCATCATTGCAATGTTGACCAGATAAGTCAACTACCCGTTTTCGCATTGGCCAACGATGAGCCAAAATCTGTCCATCGATGGACAGAACTTGACTAAACATGATTTTTTCAGGAGTCATGTTTTGTCAGGTTTAGTCATGTTTAGAAAAACATGACGATTGTTGGACTACCACTCGCAAGATATTGGGTCGCCCTTGGCTAGCGCGTTCTCATAGATGCGCCGACCGATGCTGCCGTCAGGCGCTTTTCCAAGCTGGTCCCACTGACTCTCGGGGCGTTTGGCCTTCGGTCGCTCATCGAGAGCACGCACCGCAACGGCTGCGGCAATGGCGCGGTCGCCGTGATTCTCGCCCTGAGCGCTGGCGTCAAAACCAGTGCGGCTCTTGGGATGCTCGATCTTCGATGAAGCCCCTTCGACGTAGACGTACTCGCCGCATTCGGTGACGAGGTGGATGCTCTTGAGCGTCACCGTCCCGTGAGTCATCGCCAAGATGAGCGGGGAGATGGTGATGTATTTATTGCTGTTGTGGTATCCAGGTCGGTCGCCGGTCTTGGCGTAGAGACGGTCATCGTCCTTCGAGGGCTGGAAGTACATGTTCGGGTACTGAATGTTCATCATCCGCTTGGTGAACAACGATCCAGCGCCGCCATTCTTCTCCCAGATGAGGTACGGATTCGTCCCATCCCAGCCAAACCAGTAGCATACCGCCGCCACATAGTCAGCGAACTCAGCGCCGGGGAGGTCGTTGCGGACCACCTCGGCGATCTGCTCGCGGGTAATGGCGTCGAAGATGATCGCTACGGAGTTGCTGGACAAATCACCCGCAGTGCCGGCGGAGATGTC